ACCAGGCCATTAGCATCTTGAGAAAAGCTGACTTCCTAGAAACTGACATCAACCGCCGTGAGGCATCGATGAGTAAGTTCTGGGACTCCGAGAGAAGATGTGCTGAAACGAATCGTCGTTTTGACAGCTACATGTACGGCAACGGCCTTCAAAAGCTGTTGTGTTCTCCAGATGCTCATGTTGGTCGACTGCTGTTAAAAGCACGATCCATAATTGAGAAAATCTTGGGGAACGACCCGGACAGTGTCTGTCGGTATGAAGATATGCGTTTCGGTCCAGGTGCGACATACTTAGTAGGGGGGAATCGCAAGATTCATCTACCGAATAAGTACAGCCACAAGATGGCTGTTACACCTGAGCTGCTGCTTTATCTCCCCAGCATCCTCGGCCCTCGCTGGTTTTCAAACCTCGAGGAAGTTGAGTTGCGGAAAGGTAATGTGGTCGGTTTCGTTAAAAAAGACGCAAAAGTAGATCGTGTAGTGGCTACTGAGCCGGATGGTAACATCCTTGCACAGTTAGGCATTGCAGCGGGTATGCGTAGGCGTTTTGATCCTTATGTTAAACTAAGTGAAGGTGCTGATTGGAATCGATACTTAGCAAGTGTCGCCCATGATTGGCGTCTTTCAACGGTTGACTTCTCTAGCGCGAGCGACACGATCTCACGATCGCTAGTCGCTTTTCTGCTACCCGAAAAGTGGTGGCTCCTCTTGGACGCAGCTCGTAGTCATCAGTTTCTGATTGATGGCACTTGGCATGTTTCCGAGAAGTTTTCCTCAATGGGAAATGGGGCTACCTTCGAGTTAGAGTCAATTATCTTCTATGCGCTGGCTCGCGCCTGCGGTAGTTCTCGAGCGCTGACAACAGCGTTCGGGGATGATGTGATTCTGGAGACGGTATGTTACGAGGACTTTCGGGTTCTTTCTATGTACTGTGGATTCCAAATTAACGAAGAAAAAACTTTCTCACAATCAGCTTTCTATGAAAGCTGTGGAGAAGACTACTTCGAGGGCATCAACATCCGTCCATTCTTTTGGAAACAACTGACTACCCAATCAGTTTTCACGATGTATAATGACCTGAAGCGGTTCGCGTTCCGTTACAGTATCCCTTCAGCTGGGATTTTGGCTGAAGAGGAGCTTTTCTCTAAGGCTCACCGAAAACTCCAGGAATGTTTAGTCCCTCAGTGCTTAACGCACAAAGGGGATCTAGATGATTCTGGTTTCGGAGTGCCTTTTGATCGAGCTCTTCCGTTATTACGAAAGCCAAGACGCGGGTTTTGTGGCATGAGCACCAAGGCACTCATGTTTTCGTCCAGCAAGGAGAGTACACACGGGTGGGGCGGCCTTATGGCCACCCTTTCCGCTATGGAGCGTCGTAAGACGCCGTATCTGCCATGGCTCGATGAGCCACCAGATATCTACTCTAGGTCCGCTATACGCGGACGTGGGACCTACGCTGTTCGATCAGTTACCGTTTTAGAATGGTAACCAGCTCTTAGCTTCCCTTTAAGGAAGTTCCCTAACGGGTGGAGG